TCAGCCTCGCTTGCAAAGCCAGTCGAGCCGATATCAGGTAAACCAATCAATGATGCATTAGGTATCTGATGTCCAGCGAGAATTCTTGATATCATCCTCTGGTTTGCTGAATCATAAAGGTTGATATTGCCTGAATTGGCTTGGAATGGTGTGAAGTCTGGCTTGGTCTCATCCTGATTCCTTCTGAAGTTAATCATGAGTGTGTTAGCATTGTCCGTTCCCGTGAACATGCTGGTGATGTTCCTGATGATTGCCATTTTCTCCTCATCGGTCTCTGGTTCGTCGAGTGTGAGCATACCAGCAGGTACAAAGCCGTTGGTTGCAGACTTGAAATCATAGTTCAGATACTCTATTTCGCTCTGTATTGCCTTTATAGCGGCCTGATAGTGTGGCTGGGTGTAATATGTCATCGCTGGCGTGTAAGCCCTGTATACATAAAGATATGGCTTTCCACGCTCAATGACGGATTCATCCCTCATGTCGAATGCGTCAATCTGTATGGGCGGATATTGTCCTGTGGCTGTCCAGTCCTGACATATCCAGTAATATGGAATCTGTCCGTCCTCGTCATACTCCGACCACCTCACCTTGTCAAGTGGAATGTGCCAGAACGAGAATGTCTTATTGTCCTTGTTCTTGATGATTTGAATGGCATATGAACCATACAATGAGTAATCCAGAGCGAGGGACCTGATTATCTCGTCCCAGTTCTGTGCATAATTTGGGACAACCTGTGAGCCGTCAATCTGCATTGCATCAGTATCGACACCGTTTCCCAATATGGACTGGACGCTGAAGTTGATTGCAGCCCTGTGAGTTGGTGACTGTGTGTAGAGGTCAAGGAGAAGATTTGGATATGTGTTCCTTTCTCCCCAGTTGACCCAACCCAAAGAGTTCTTCCTTGTCACTGCGCTTCCTTGAATTTGCTTTTCAAATCGTGTGACAAACAGGTTTGTTCCAGCCTTCGGTTTATTAAGACTTCCCTTCGGACGTCCCTTTTTTGTGTTTTTCTCCATTATTTATTTGATTTATAATATTATTTTATGCATATTATTCTCATTAATAAACATATTTATCGATATTATTTATTATATTTGCACCATTGTTTAATTAAAATTCAAATCAATTATGATAATACATAGAGATTTTGAGAGCAATTGCAAAAGGATTGCAAGGTATGTCATGAAACAGGGAGGTAATCCACAGAGCGAACAGTTTGATGACATGATTGATTTAGGAAGGATTTCGGTTGACGTTAGCAAACCCTTCTTTGAATGGTTCAATGCTGAGATAAAGGGCAACCGAAAGATGCTTAAGAAGTTCAATGGTGAGATAAACAAACACCTCAAGGGTTGCAGCGTTAAATGGTATTCTGTTGGAGAAGATGAAACTATGTATCTTGTGTTTGATGTCGAGTTCGATGACGTTGACCCAGAGTTTGAGGATTGGTGAATAAAAAAAAGGTGGAGAGCTAATCCCCACCTTTTATTTGTGATTAAACTGGGTCTCCAGCAACAAATCTATTGTTGTTGCCACTTCCATAGAAGACATTGTTTACAAGGTCATATGCTCCTGCAATGTTATCACTGTCCCTTACACATGGCACAAGGTCTCTCACCAATGTTCCGTTGTCATATATTTTAAACCAATATACTCTACCCAACATTTTTAATGATGTTTCATAAGATGTTCCATTAAAAATTGTGGTAAATATAGCAAGATTGTCAGGACAATTATAATTTGCATAAGTATTGCTTGCTACAAGTACACCATCCTTGTATATATTGTTTTTATTCCAATCATAAGTATGTCTGTTATAGTCACCATGAACACTGGAATATGTACTCCATACTGTTTTACCGAGCCAAGAAATATGTAAAGTGCCATTAACACCAGCCTCATAAGTTAACCACATACCATTTACTTTATCCCATCCACCTGTACCAAAATGTAATACACTGTTTGTTGATGTAACACACTGCATTTCACAGGTTATCCTTGTATCTTGATTTGGTTTAAACCCAGTATTAATATATGCACTTGAAGTATTCTCAATATATTCAACCTCTGTGTAACCGTCTGGCAATCTCGAAGAACAATCACTTGAACCAGCCTCAATCAAATCACCCTTCTCATAGACCGCTGGTATCTGGGAAGACCAAGTACCGTCAACATTCCTGACCATCTCCTCCATCTTTTCATACTTGTCTCCGCTGTCACATATATATTCACCAGACACCTCAAACAAGCCATATTTGGTAAGCCACTCATAAGCATCACCAAACAGATATGGGGTATTGTCAATTGTTACATCCATTCCAACCCAAGGACACTGATAGGCAAGAGCATCTGTCATATCAGTGAATACAACATTATTCTCTGGTTCATCCTTTTCTGTATAGTATTTGGGATAGACAATGACAGATTGTGTTTTCGCTATCCACTCCTTTTCCTTGTCAAGAAGACCAAGAGAGTCCGTTTCGAAGTCATATTCAATAACAGTCTTATTAAATGAACTCAATACTGCATTATATGCTGAATAAGAACCTATTGGAACATATGTATTCTTCAACTTTGTTGCTATTGAAATATCAGCATTTGCAAGGTTTGCTGGTGGTGTCGAATAATGGAAATATACATTATTAAGGTTGTCAGCATATCCGAAAGTCCATCCAAGTGTAATAGGTCTGTTTGGGAATATCATAGGAACATTACTATGAGAACTATTCTGCCAATATGAATTATTACCCCATATCTGGTCTATGTATATGGCTTCGGAAGAACTTAATATTGTAAGTCCGCTAAGTGATGAACATTCTTTAAAAGGCACATAATTTTGATTGCTTGCATTACCAAGAGTTGTTACATTTGGCGGTATTACAATATCAGTCAAGTTTATGCAATATTGAAATTCACCATTAGCCAATGATGTAAGCCCATGAAAATATGCCAACTCATTAAACTTTCTTATTGTGCTATTACTTTTAAATACACTACCAAGAGATGTAACAGCCTTTGCCTCGCCATAGGTGATTTCTCCAGCAACAACATTTCCACCCCAGTTGGTTACACATATGCTCTTGACAGTGGAATCAGCGAACGGAATGACATAGTTATCTGGAACAGTGCTTCCAGATACCTCACCAAGATTACTCCATTCTGAGCCATCCCACTCATATTCATAGCCGTTGTCAATGGTAAGTTTTCCCTCATAGTAGGTGATGTTCCTACCCTCTCCATAGACACCATATTGCTCATACTGGTCAAGGTTGTTCAACTTGTACCACTTATCGGTTGCCTTGTCATAGACATCGATAAACTCTGTGTCTGAGTATTGTGTAATATCATCGACAACTGCAAAGCAAGGCTCTTGGTGTGGTGTTTCGCCCAGTACCATCTTGTAGTAGCAGATTGCACCGTTCTTGTAAACCTTGATGAGTTCGGCATCGTTGAAGTACCACTCATTTATTGTCTTATTATTCTTATAAATCATCTTTAATTGATATTTGCCTCTCCTAATTTCATTGTATATCCATTTGTATCATCGCCAACGAAATAGACGGTGTTTGCATCCTTTGTTGCAAGTGCTTGGTATTCTGCACTTGTCATTTTTACCATTTTCAATCCACCTACAAAGTCATATACAGCCTTTGCAGAAGCAGCCTCACCATTGGTTGATGAACTTGTGATTGTGGTTGATATAATCACCTCCGCTGGTGCTGCATCACTGATGACATATAACACATCAGGGTCTTTTGTAACCAATGCATCATATTGTGCTTGGGTCAATTCAATAACCTCTGCCTTGTCATCCCATTCTGCTTTCTCTGCTGATGTTACATGGACATTAGTGTTTGCAGTGTGAGCAGTCAAAGCATCGTTTACAGCAGTCACAGCAGTTGTGTCAGCCTTGCCAGCAATATCAGCATTGGTTATATATCCAGCATCGTTTGTAAAGTCACTTATGTTTGTAGGTACTGTTGGAATGGTAGGTTTATTTGTCAGGTCATTATAGTCACCACTGAAATCAGATTTGTTGTTCCAAGTGGTCTTCTCTTCTGATGTTACATGTACCGATGTATTTGCAGTGTGAGCAGCCAAATCATCGCTTACAGTGGTTACAGCACTGGTATCAGCCTTGCTGCTTAATGCATTGTCAACCTCTGTCTTGGTATAGGTTGTTGCAGTGTCAGCCTTTGCAGCAAGCAATGCATCGGTTGCTGTCTTGTCATAGTAGAGGTCTGGGTCGAATGTTCCACCCTCTGCAACCTTTTGGTCAATGGTTGCCTTGTCATATGTGAACCCACTTACATAACTCTGTGTCTGTGCCGTTGTATAGTAGTTTGCAGGGTCGAATATGTCGGTCAAAGGTATTGAGATTGGTTGCTTGCCAGCATCACTGTTGAATGTGATAACAAGGTTTCCATTGATTATCTCAACATTGCTTACCATACCATCCTTAATGAATGCAGTTGCATCAACATATGCAATGGTCTGTCCAGTTGCATCATGCTTGAAATTGATTCTTTGAGTTTGTGAATCATACTCAACAGCACCGAACAATGGGGCTACAGCACTTGAAACTTCCTGAGTGACAGCAGATGTGTCAGCCTTGCCAGAGACAGCACCATTGACAACCCCTTGTGTTTCTTGCTTTGTGTAGTAATTGGAAAGGTCTGTTGGAGTATATGCAGATGCATCCAGCTTATTATTCCAATAGGTCTTTTCCTGAGAGGTTACATGGACGCTGGTATTTGCAGTGTGAGCAGTCAGGGTGTTGTTTACAGGGGCGGTTGCTGCCGTTATAGCATTGTCAACCTCCCGTTTAGTATAGGTGTTTGCAATTGCCTCTGTATTATCTTCCACCTGACCAGAAAGAGCGTCTACATCGGTCTTGTCAGCCTTTGTCCTGATTGACCTGTCAATCATGGTCTGGACTTCCTCTTCGGTCATACCGTCGATTTCATCCAGTTTCTTATCAACCTGTCCCTTGGTGTAGTAGTAGTCTGCATTTGCAAGGACAACTTGGGTGTCACAGCACTCCCACCTTTTCATATCTTCATCTGGGTATATCATGGTCTTTTGTTTATTTTGAATTTATTTTTATTATTACAACTGTTGCATGCAGAAGTCATATACCTCCCATCCTCCAGTCACCTTGTATGTTGACAAAACCTTCACCTTTAATGGTGCCGTTGGGAATGTGCCTGTGTTTATATGAAAGGCATAACTGTTATTCGGAAGTGACGGTGGAGTTGTAGGTCTGATTATGAAGTTAGACACATTCGGCATGTTGAAGAATGCATATCTACCGATACTTGTCACACTTGCAGGTATATCAACGTTTCCGCTATAGCCTGTAATATTTCTGAATGCACCTGTTCCAATTGTCTCAACTCCAGCACAGATATTAATGGCAGATACACTTTCACAGTTTTGGAAAGCACCAGCCTCGATTGTCTTTGTATTGCATCCTATGTATATGGCTTCAAGGCTTGTGCATCCTGAGAAAGCATATGACCCTATTGTCTCAACATTTGCCCCATAGCTTTGGACTCTTTCCAGATTGGTCATTCCACTGAAAGCACTTGCACCAATCGTCTTCACACAGTCTCCGATTGAAATTGATGTGATTGATGAATATGATTCAGAGATAGATACACCGTCCTCTACTACTGTATGTGTGGTCTGTACCTCTGAAAGTGTAATAGACGATGTTGAGTCACATGGAAGATATGCCGTCCTTCCGTCAGCGAAGTCCATCCTGAGTTTCCAATCCGTTGGTTCTGGCTCAGGTTCGCTTCCAAAGACAAGTTCGCCACCACATGAATATGCCCTTACAATGGTGTAGCCACTGTAATACATATTCGTTATGCCATAGTTATTATACTTACTCATGTATCAGATATAGAACATTGTTATCCTTATTAGTCAAAGCCTCATATTCAGCTTGTGTGCCACACCAGAACTTGTTGTTGACGATGTTGTTCACCTCAGTCTTGGTGTATGTGTTGGACTGGTCTGCCTTGCTGTTCCATGTGTTCTTCTCATTCTGGGTCACATGGACGGTTGTATTGGCTGTGTGTGATGTCAGGACATTGTTGATATTGGCTGTAGTTGCCGTTGTTGCATAGCCTGACAATGACTGATGTTCGGTCAGGTAGCCTTGGTTCTGCACCCATTGCTGTGTTGCATATCCGCTTACAGACTGTGTAATAGCACTCTGTGTTTGTGCTGATGTCCAGTATTGTGACAAATCTGTGGGAGTGTATGCAGTGGCATCGAGTTTACCGTCAAGGAGAGAGTTCACCTCGCTCTTGTTGTAGTAGTTTGCCAGTGACTGATGTTCAGTGAGATAGTGTTTGTTTTCCACCCATTGTTCCGTTGCATAGCCTGACAGGTCAACTGGTGTATATGCCGTTACATCAAGCTTGTCATCAAGCAAGTCATTGGTTTCACCCTTTGTGTAGTAATTGGACAGGTCTGTAGTACCACCAGTTCCAATCTCAATGTTCCCGTCACCAATAAGACTTATGTTGTTGATTGTCTTGAGGTGTTGGTGTTCTGTCAGGTAATGTTTATTCTCAACCCACTGTTCTGTGGCATAACCTGAAAGGCTTGGAATATCGCTCTTGTCAGCCTTGTTCTCCATGTCGGTGGACAGTTGTTCCACTGCACCCTCCAAAGCCTCCACAGAGCCTTCTAATGGCTCCACAGAGGCATCTATCATTTCCTGTATATGCTCATCGGTAACACCACCTCCTGATATGACAATTCCGTCAAGTTTTTCGTCTATTTCAGACTTGGTGTAATAGTTATCGGCATTTGCCACAATAGGTGTGCAGCAACCCATTCCGATGTGGTAAGTATTTCCTTCACAGTTGCAACTCATAATTTTTCATTCTTTTAATATCATTATAAACATATTTTATGGTTAGTACCCGACAAGTTTATTTGCGAATTCGCTCCATCCTGCTGCCGTCTCATATGCCGTGAGCGATGCCATGGGCACCCTAATCTTCACGACACCGTCAAAGTGGTAATATCCTTCCGATGGGTCTGCTGGTGGCTCAAGTGTCGGAGGTGTGGTGCTGACCATCGTTATCGTCAGTGATGTACATCCTTGGAATGCATAGTTCCCTATGAAATTCACCCTTTCTGGTATCTCAATCTTGGAAATCCTTGAACACCACATGAATGACCTTGTGCCGATTGATGTCAGGTACCTTGACAATGTGGCCGTCCTCATTGCCAGACAACTTCTGAATGCATCTGAGCCTATAGATGTGACTGAAGGCGGCAAAATAACCGATGTAAGCCCTGAACAGTTCCTGAACATGCTGTTGCTTATTTCTCTCACCCTTGTGCCTATTTCTATGGAAGAAAGTGCATAACAGTTTGCAAATGCATAACTTCCAATGCTCGTGACCCTGTCAGGTATGATAAAGCTCCTCAATGCCCTGCATCCGTTGAATGCATTGCTCTGTATGGTTGTAAGGTTGTTGCTGACGGTGAAACTGGTCATTCCAGAACAGTTGTAGAAGGCATAACCCTGTATTTCGTTGACGCTGTCTGACAATGCCACAGATGTCATGTTGCCAGCATTGTTGAATGCGTTTGTACCGATTGTCTTCACACAGTTGCCAATCTCAGCGGATGTTATTGATGACATGGGTGTGGCACCTGTTATCTCAGCCTGTGCAAGTGTGTTTGAGGTATTGCACTCAATGGTCTCGCTTCCGTTTGCCGTCCTTAGGACCACCTTCACCTGCACCTCCTCATCGTCAAGGCATACCCATCTGTCTGTAAGCCTCCATTCAGTCTCAGTGGTCTCCTCACATATCTCTGCATCGGTTCCTATTATATACATCGGCCTTATGACATCGGTCTTTGACCAGTTCACTCCAGCGTCATAGGATATGTATTCCTCTTCAACGGCCCATTCATCACCATCTATACAGATTGTATAAGCTGAGGTGTATTCCCATTTGGTGGTGTAGTCAGAGCATCTTGTGTCACCGCTCTCTATCAAATCGCCTGCCCTTCTCTCATTTGTCAGTGTGTTGGTGGATGTGGATGTGGTTCCAGTGTACCTCGCCTGTTCCTGATATGAATTTCCAGACTGGCATATGTAGCCTCCAGTGTTTACCCATCTCTCATATGTCTGGTCCTGATAGATATGGATTGTCTGTGTCACACCGTTGCAGTCACTTGCCGTGTAGTTGTATGTGGTGGTTGAGGTGGTGCTGTTCCTTGGCACCTGTACAGTAAGTCTTCCGTTGGTGAGTTGGTATGTGGTCCTGTCATCATGTCCTATGACTGTAATCGGGCAACTTGGTGTATAGGCGAAATTGACGGTCTGTGCAAGGCAGTCTATGTTTATGTATGGGGGTCTCAGGAATGCTGATGCATCGTTGACCGACACATTGACGGTCCTTGTACCTCCTCCTGTGTTTATGGTGAACCATGTGTAATCCACATCGGTTGTGTTGTTGCATACCTGTATGGTGTAATCCTGGCCTCCAGTCCCTGACATCGGTGAAACGGTGAGCCAGTTGGCATTCAGGTTGCCCACCTGCCAGTCACAGTCACTTGAGAATGAATATGAGGTGCATCCAGTCCCGTCGAAGGATATGTTTAGCGGAATGTCACTATCAATATTGCATGAGTCTCCACCACAAGCATTGTTGTCAAACAGTTCGGTATCGTCGAACGTTCCCACCACATTGAGCATTGAATATTCATCCTCATATCCGTCAAGAACCTTGTATCTTCCAGTTGACAGTCCGTTTTCCAGAACCTCCCTCTGTACAAGGTATCTTGCCTTCCCCCTTGCCACACATTCCCAGCATATGATTTCTCCTACCTTCCTGACCCATACCCATCTGGTCTCAGTGGTCTGTTCATCCGACCATGCCAGCGCTGCCGTCATTCCGTTGTCCGACATCTCTGTCATGGTTACCGTTATCACGTCGCTCTCACCTATGTTGTCGGATGTCTGTATGGTGTAGTTTGGCTGAAGTCCGAAATTGAATCCAGCGAATATGGTGTTGTCGCTTGATTTCGGTTTTATGATTGCCGAATACCTGTTCTGTGTGAACTCCAGAAGGTTGTATTGCCATGATGACTTATATGCATCGAAAGGAATGTTGAACGAAAGTGTGTCGGTGCATTTGAAACCGTCGAACTGTGACTGGAATGAACATGACTCTCCCATGAACTCGATATCCTTGAAAGTTGCGCCATATGTCTTAACTGTCATATCTGTTGTATTGAGGTCTGCATGGTCCCTCTCAATGAGTTTAAGGCTCTCCACACCGAATGTGTTGAAGCCCAGACAAGGAGGTGAAACGGCCTCGAAATTCTCATCCAGCCTCAGTGTAGGAAAGTTAGAATATGATGTCAGCGTGAAGTCCGTCTGATAGGTATTGTTTGAGAGGTTGAATGTGTATGTGACCCTTGACGGGAAATCCACATTAACCATCCAGAACGTCCCGTCCATGCTCTCAAGGATTATGTAGT